AGTCTTAACTCGATAGTTAGTCAGACTGTTAGTCATACCGGTAAAACGAACACCGGGGCCATACCAGTCTGGTTGATGCGTACCATACTGTTTAGACCCATTAGCATACTTGACCATTAATACTTGTGTATCTCGGTTGCTATCAGCTTCACCTTGATAAATGTACTTGCCAGCGGTCTTCATCTGAGCAATTGCATTGGCATCATTAGTCCACTCAGCCATGGTATTTAGTACGTCACTGTTAACAACCTGCGTGTAAGGCTGCACAGCAACTGCTTGGTCTTCATCACTATCTGGGCCTAATCCATATTCACCACCATTTAGGGTAAAGCCGATGTGTTTTAAATCACGCTTGGGTATGACTTGAATAACTGGTTCTGTTCTAGCGGTGCCATCAACAGTGATTGTATTTAAGCCGTTTTTTAAGGGTGTTTCAACCTGTGGCAGGGTTGCCCGTGGGTCGGATTGCACAAAGGTAATGGTTAGTGTCATGTCATACATACCAGGGTTAATCGGCGCTGGATCACTAATTGCAGTAATATGCCCCCAATAGGTCACTTTAGGCTCAAATCCAAACACTAGTGGGTATTCTTTACCATTATCGCTAGGGTCATCACTTAATAGCAGACCACTTAAATTGTGCATCACCTGATTAAACCTGTCTTGATTATCGGCACAGTAAATTGACACTGGAATACTAATCGTCCGACTAGTAAAGTCCGTGCCATTAAATTGGTTACCATACATGGCCGGTATATCAGTCACTTGTTCAGCCATGGCTGGTGCGCTAGGTAATACCACATTACCCATCTCAACTTGTAAATCGTCCCGGCTATTTAAACCGGCATATTCAAAATCGTCTTGGTTTAAAGTCACGATTTAACCTCCTTTTTAAATTTAGGTATGTAAAAAGGGTGCCCAATTAAGGACAACCCTTTGATTAATGATTTTAATAGCCCATCATTTGTGAGTATTGTGAAGCTGTCTTATTATTCGACTTAACAGCATTAACCACGTCTGACTTAGCAATGACTGCTTGAACACTACCTTGGCCTGATACTAAAGCCGTCAATAATGCAATGACTTTATCAAGCTTCTCACTACTTTCACTGCTATTAGACGCAATCTGACTACCATTGTTGCCATTTACCATTTGGTTAGCCTGTGTGATTAGCTGGTTAGCCCGACTCTTATTAGTCAATGGCAAGACCATTTCAGGCTTGTTATGCTCGGCGACCTCAATCAACTGGTTAGTGTTGACGATACCACCATTTTCAAACCGCTTATGACCTTGTGGACCACTATGAAGCCAGTCATACTTAGCATGACCCCAAATTGAGGTATTACCAGTGGCATTAAGATAGTCACTGTTGTTAAGGAATGCCAACACTTGGTCAAAACTAGACCTGAAATTGTGATGACCCGGAAATGCAAACGCGTCAAAGGTTGTCTTGGTAAACTGCAATGGGCCACCGGCTGGGTTACCATTAGCAGAGTTGACATCTGAGATAGTTTGCATGATATTGCGATTACCAGTTTCACTATCAGCAGTTTTGATAATGGCTGACTGCATCTTAGACCAATACCTTCTTGGTACTTTGGTCATCTCTAGGGCTCGGTTGATCATACTATGAGTGATAGCGCCACCCTCAATAGAGCCACCATCATCACCAAACATGTCACCTAGCTTGCTGATAAACTTCCAGAAACCACTACCTACTTGCTTTTTGATGGTGGCTAACAGGCCACTAGACTTAGCAGATTTGTCCGAGCTAGTGCTATCCGACAATCCTGGTACTCGTCCATAACCAGCGAATGACCCGTAGCCACCACCATGAACTTTACTGATACCCATACCATCGTGCTCATTCTCAGCGGAATACATCTTCCCTCCGCCGATATATACACCAACGTGCTCTGACCCGCCGGGGCCAAAGAAAGTTAAATCACCTGGTTTAGGATTGCTGACATGTTTAGATGCCTTGTATTGTTCACCTGACGTCCGAGGGAAGCTAATACCCATCTTCTTTAATGTGTACTCAACTAGGCCGGAACAGTCAAACGCATTAGGCCCAGCCGCACCCCAAACGTACTTGTTAACAGCGCCGTACTTCTCCATGGCTTTGACTAAGCTAGAACTTGAACCAGTGCCATCATCGAGGCTATCACCAACGCCACCCCATAAGGTTGACCACCACGTCTTAGCTTGCTTCTCAACGCCATTAAATAGGCCTTTACCAATGTTACTCATCACACCGCTAATGCCCTTAGAAGACCAGCTAAACAGGTTTTCAAGTGACTTAACCGGGTGAGCAATAATGTTAGTGGCAGTGTTAAAGAACTTCTCTAAACTGCTGACCTTCTTGCCAACCCAACTAGTGACACCTGATATACCGCTAGTCACACTGTTTAGTATGTCACCAAAGAAGCCAGTACCCTTAGCAAAGTGACTAATACCCTGCATACTCATTAACATGGCTGTCTCACTAGCGCTCAATACTTCAGTGCCAGCAGGTAACATCATCTTAGTGTTACGGCCTTGAACAATGCCTGAATCGCCATTAGGTAGCATGACCATTTCTTTGTTGCCCGTTTCAGGTGAGTCATTACCATCATTGAGCATAGCCAGTGTAGGCCGTGTAATTGGGTTACGTGACCCACTAAACATACCAGTACCTTCGGCAAAATGAACATGGCTTAAATCACCAATGGTTTTCTTCTTACCGCCAAACGTATGGATAACACTATCAACCGCATTAATCCCACCGTTGATAAGGTCGATAACATCATTCATGCCATCTCTAGCAAACTTCTTTAGGTTCTTCCATAGGCCTTTGAAGATGTTTTCAACACCAGTTCCTAAACTAGACCAGCCTGATTTAAAGGACTTTTTAAAGGTTGATAGCCAATCACCCATTGAATGGCCGAACACTCTAGTATGGCTAAGGTCTTTGTTCCAATAGCTATGCAGATTAGACCGCATCTTGTCCCAATGGCTATTCCAACTATGTGACCAACTCTTCTTCCAGCCAACCCACTTAGTGCCCATGCTAGAGAAGAAATTCTTAGTGTGCTTGTATGAGCTATTCCAGGCATTATGCAAGTTGCTAGTCATGGTATTCCAGTGCTTTGACCAACTCTTCTTAAAGCTAGACTTCCAACCGTCCCATTTCTTGCCAACACTGCTAAAGAACTCTCTAGTGTGTTTCAATGAACCGTTCCAGCTGTTTTTGAGTGATTTACCAGCGTCTGACCAGTGTTTATTCCATGACTTCTTAAAGCTCTTCTTGAAGCTATTCCACTTCTTCGACATGCTGCTGAGGGCTTTACCTACTGACTTGCCGACATTTGATCCCCATTTAGCAATTCCCTTGCCAAAGTTAACCACTGCTTTAGCTGTCTTATTAACCCATTCTCGGAACGGCTTAATGTGCTTGTATGCCAATACTAGTCCAGCTGTCAAAGCGGCTAAGGCAATTACAGCAATGCCAATCGGGTTAGCATCCATGGCCGCATTAAGTAACCATTGAGCCGCTGTAGCTAACTTTTCAGATTTAGCTAGACGGACCATAGTTCCAATGACCTTACCAATCCCACCGGCAACACTAACGATAGTTGAGGCTATGCCTTTTAGTTTTGATACAGCAAGGTAGGTCACAATAGCTTTACCAACATTTTCAATGGCTGTCTTGTGCTTGGCAATCTTGGCTGTAGCTGAGGCTACCCCGCTCATACCCTTTGAGGCATCTTTGGAATGCCCACCAATCAGCTTTAGAGCACCAGCTACAGCTGACCATGCACCATTAGCCAAACTACCAACAATACTAGCAATTGCTCCACCAGTCTTTTCGATGGACTTTTCGTTCTTTGCTAGGAATCCAATAACATCACCAATGTATTGACCAGTCTTTTTACCCATCTCGGTTACTAAACCGGTTAGTGACTTCTTAACATTGTCTAAAGCGCCTTTCTTTTCTTCAACCTTGTCAATGGCTTTCTCAACGCCTGAAACTAGAGGTTTAGCAAACGCTGACTTTAGGTTAGTATAGGTACCCTTAATTGCAGCCATCTTACCGGCTGTAGTTTCACCAAACTCCGACCAAGCCTTACCACTAGTCTTGGCGGCCTTAACCATATAGCCCTGTAATTGTGAACCAGTAATTTTACCAGCCGCTAATTGCTTATTGAAGGCACTGGTTGACATGCCACTAGCTTTAATAATGGACTTTTGAAGCTCAGGGACCTTACCAAACGTTCTTTGAAATAGACTAGCAGTTACTTTAGCTGATCCACTTAATTTAGCAACGCCTTGACCTAATTTAGCTATTTTGTCCCCACTTAACTTGGCGGCACTACCATAAGCAGCTAGCACTTCGGTCAAAGCTTTAGTCTTACTGACCGAGTTAGTAGTTGCATAGAACTTCTTTTGTAATTGGTCTATTGATGAACCAGCCATGTTAGATTTACCTCTAATATCGGCTAGCTGTTTAAGCATGCCAGTTGATTGAGTCGTGGACAGACCTAAATGCTTCCACTGGGCATTAATGTCGGCGCCGGCTTCACTTAGTTCATAGCCTTCTTTGGTAAAGTCTTTCATAAAGCCTAGTGCACTAGACGCGGCGTTACTAATCGTGTTACCAATTGCAGAACCAATGGCAAAATGTTTAGTTTCATCTTTAGTCTTGGCTTCTTCGTTTCGAACCATACCCAGTTTAGACTTGGCTTTATCGAGCATTTTAGTGAAGGCACTAGCATTAGACTTCTTCATGGCTGAATCTAACTCATTAGTCTCACTTTTTAGCTTTGCCATACTAGTGGCGGTTTCATTAACACGCACTTGCTGGCGTTTATAGGCGTCTGAGGTATCACCACTGGCTTTTCTAATTTTATCTAGCTCATCTGATTGGGTCTTATATTGAGCCTCAATGTTAGAATAAGCCTGCTTTAAGCCACTTAAACGAGCCTTGTTAGCATCTTCCTGCTTGCCCTCAGCTTCTAAACGTTCAACGTAGGACTTAGACAATGCTGTGCTTTGTTTATAGCCCTTCTGTAGGTCAGCTAAACCTGAATTGTAATACTGCAGTCTGTTTTTAGCCCGATCTAGTTGGCCACCCATACTGTCATATGACCGATTAGCTTTGTTAATTTCATCGGTTAGCTTGGTATATTCAAGTGCACCATCTTTAGTGTCCCGATTTAGACCAGATTGACGTTTCTTTAACTCGTCAATTTTAGACTTTTGCATCTCCATTGACTTAGCTAGACCATTTACCCTAGCTGCAGTGGCTTCTTGATGTTTCCCTGCCGAGTTTAGTGCTGCTTCTTGGGCTTTCCAACCACTAGTGTTTGCTTTAACCTCTGCTGTTAATTGTTTGAGAGATTTAACAGCTTCTGCTGAATCTAGTCCAACCCTACTGGTCATCTCACGGCCAACTACTTTTTTAGCCATTCTTTTTTAACCTCCTTTTAGGCACAAATGCTTATAAGCCATATGTTTGATTAATGGCATCCAGTGGGTCGACTAACTCAGATCGGTCTTCCTTTTTACGAGCATTTAAAGCCGCCATGAAATCAAAAAAGGGACTATCGCCAAATTCCTTGGTTGATATTCCCTCCAATAGCAATTGTTTACTTAACAAGCTAAAATCTTCTTGCTGATTTTTTAACTTCATAACTTCTCGCTTGATTTCAACGTTGCGTTTGTGCCGGTTTATTTTGACGTTTTAGAATCTTCGATAGCCTTGCGTTGCTTTTGTTCAGACAGCTTAATGTCAGCGTCTGAGATACCGTTTAAACGCATGATTAGATAGCCAACACCTTCACCAAACCGTTCAATTGAGACAGTGTCATTAATGGTTTCCATTTGCTTGTCGGTATAGCCCATCACCCGTTGTACAAAGCCAACCATATCATCTTGCAATTCTAGGCCGTTTTTCATTGCGTCTAGTTCAGTGACCTCTTTTTCGGTGTCTTGCGATTCCAACATACCAATTTGAACCTTAGTAGCCAGTTTAATAATGTTGTTAGTTGGTGTTACATCGACCGTCTTATTGATTTTAAAGTAGTTTTTAGCATTAATTTTCATAGTAAATTTTGCCCCTTTAATTTAGTTTGTATGTAAAAAGGCCACCCTTAATGGGAAGCCTTTAAAGTGTTGCTAGTTACCACTCGTACTGCCAGTTGTACCGCTGGTTGACTTAGTGTAGCCACCAAACGTTTCAGCCATAAGCTTGTCCAGATCAAAGTTAGCGTCATTTGACTTGGCGATCATATATGGTTGTTGTACGCCATTGGCAGCTAAGAAAATGTCTGGCTTCAATGGCGTTAAGACAGTACCATTTAGGGCTGTTGAGTAGGCAGCTTCATTATTGGTATCAGTTGAGTTGTTAGATGCTTCTTCGACAAATTCAATGTTGTTGAA